AAAGCCACATTGGGCGCTTGACACTGTTGCGATAATCGCATAACCTCCTCCCATCGACATTCAAACGTCGGGGAGGTTTTCAAATGGCTACGGTCCTTGAACGAATTGTTCCGGCAAAGATCAAGAAGCCGGAAGCGGGCACGGTTCACTGGTTCGACGAATGCGTGGCGCGCGGCAAGCGAGAGCGCTTTTCTGAGGAAGTAATCGTGACGCCGGGACTGGCGAACGTTATCCTCGGCAATAATCCGGACAACCGCAATGTCGGCCCCGCAAAGCTGGCGCAGTTTGCGTCTGACATGCGGCATGGACGGTGGGCGCTTAATGGCGAGCCGCTCATCATCGCCAAAACCGGCGAGTTGAATGACGGTCAGCACCGGCTCAACGCGCTTATCGAAGCCAACGTTTCCCTGCCGATGATTTTCCAGTTCGGCCTGGAGCGCGACACTCGGTTCACCGTGGATCAGGGCAAATGCCGCTCGGCGGCAGACTACCTCGGCATGGAGGGAATGCCGAACGCGACGGCCACTGCCAGCATCGCCCGGCTTGTCATCGCTTATGAGCAGTCCGGCTACGACGGCATCGCAGACGCCAACCGAGTCACCAATGCCGAGGTCCGCGCCCGCGCCGAAACCGACGAAGATCTGCGCGTCTCCGCGTCGTTCGCCGGCAGTCATCACAAGGCGACGCGCAACTTTGCCGCGCCGGCAATCATCGGCTTCTGCCACTACGTTCTCACCGACGAGCATCCCGGCGATGCCGACATCTACATGCAGCAAATCTGCACAGGCGAGGGGTTGAAGAAGAACGACCCCGCCTATGTCGTTCGTGATCGGCTACTCAACCTCGGCCGCAATCGCGGACACAAGATAGAGATCATTCTGCGCGGGTGGAACGCCTATCGCTCCAACCGCCCGCTGAAACTCGTCAAGGTTCTCGGCAACCTTCCGGCGCTGGTGTGATGCTTCCGGCCCCCTCGTCCCAGTCTCTCCCCGGCCTTGTGCAGCGGGCGGCTTCGCAGCTTGCGAGCGCAACATCCGCTGCCGAGGTTCTGGAGGCCCGCGATACGGCGTCCGTCGCCTACACCGCCGCCAAGTCAGCAGCCCGCCTGGCTAAGGCTAAGGGCGCGCATGACGAGCTGATCGCCAAAGCGCACCGCGCCCAAGCCGACGCGCTTGAGATTGAGGCAATGGCGAAGCGGCGCCTCGCTGACGAATACGACGCAGCACAGCTACGCGGTGATGTGGCCAGCCACGGCGGAGACCGGAAGATCAAGGTTCCAGACACCAACCTTGAAAGCATCGGGCTTTCCAAAACCGACATTCACGAAGCGCGCGAGATCAGGGACGCTGAAGAAACCTATCCCGGCATTATTCGGCGGACCCTGGACTCGGCTCTGGATGCTGGCGAGGAGCCTACGAAAGCTGCGGTGCGGCGCGCCATCAGTCGCAGACCGCTTGCCGCCGATATGCCTGCGACAGCTAAGCAGCTCGCCAATCTTCGCAAGGCATGGAGCGAGGCGTGCCCCGCAGTCCGCCAGCATTTTCTCACCGAGATCACAGAAAGGGTCGCAGCATGACCCGCACCAATCCCCAAGCCGTCATTCCCGGCGGCGGCCCGCAGCAGTCTATAGTCCCCAAGGGTGCTGCGGGTTCCTCTAATGTCCGCCCGATCCGCGATGCTTTGTTCAACGGCCCGGTGGAATATGTCCCGCTGCGCCGCGCTCGGCATGTGACTGTTCCGTCGCTGTTCGAGCGGATCGCGGATGCTCTGGATAGCCCCTTCGGCTTCGGCGTTTTCGTTGGCTTCGTGGCTGGCTGCTTCTTCACGGTCGGCGCTGCGTGGGTGTGGAGTTTCTTCCTGTGAGCGCGGCGTTCACGCCGGGGCCGTGGTGGATCGGGTTGGCGCATCACGGGCGCTCGATCAACGGCGCGAAGATCATGTCGGGAGAGGCGGTTGACCGACCCACCCACGTCGCCACCATTAGTACGGCTGCTGACAAGCCGCTTGAGCAAAAGGAGGCTGACGCCAATCTCATCGCCGCCGCGCCGGACTTGTTCTACGCGGTCCACGACCTTCTCGGGTGCCTCGTGCCGCGCCCGCCAACCGCCGCCGCCGTAGCGACTACATTTACTCCAGATTACGCCATCGCCAAGGCCAAAGGCGCCCTCGCCAAAGCGCGCGGAGACGCCGCATGACCCGCTGCATCCACTGCAACATAGAGATGATCGACGGGCAATGCCCCGAGTGTTTCTCGATACAGCTAACCGAATTGTGGCGGCGCCAAGATATGGCCGAGATGCTCACAAAGTCTGAGCGCGATCCGCTGAAGAATCTCGAACCGAAGCGGAGGCGCGCGGCGTGAAGGCGATCCCAACCAACCCCCTCGCCAAGCATCAGCGCATGATCGACGCCCTGTGCGCCGATATTCGCGACAGGGCGGCAACCGGCTTTCCGCGCACTGATGCGCTTCGATACCTCAATTCCAGGGAGGCGGGTGACTCCAATAAAGCGCCCGCCAGCGATCATGGCAACGCAGCCTAAACACCCCAACCTAAACGCGGCGCTGATCGCGGCCCAGGCCGAAATGCCGCCGCCGCGCAAGGATCGCGAAGTATCCGTTCGCATGAAGAGTGGAGGAACCTACAAGTTCAGTTACGCAACAATGGCGGGCATGGCTGACGCGGACAAACCGCTCCTCGCCAAGCACGGTCTCGGCTTCGTTCAATTCGTCGCGGACGGCGCGATGGTTACGCGCATCATCCATGAGAGCGGCGAGCATCTAGATTGCCCCTTGCCGATGCTCACCCTTCCCAACGCCCCGCAAGAAGCGGGAAGCATCATCACCTATTTCAAGCGCTACTCCTACGCAATGGCGTTCGGCCGCGTCGCGGAAGAGGAGGATGACGCGAATATCGCCGCTGGCAACGACTATGTCCCGGCCCACCGCCCGAACGGGAATGGCAAGGTCAACGAAGAGCAGTTTCACGAACTTCAGGCGGCAGTCGATCGTACTGGGGCCGACCTCGCCCGCTTCTGCAAATACTTCAATGTGCGGAGCCTGAAGGACGTTCCTGCGAGCCGCTTCCAAGAGGCACTCGGAGCCCTGGAGGCGAAGGCCAAGAAGAACGGAGGCTCCCATGCAGCAGCGCACTGACGATTGGCTCAAGGCGCGGCTCGGCAAGGCCACGGCCTCGCGTGTCGCGGATATCGTCGCAAAGACGAAATCAGGCTATGCGGCCTCGCGCAAGAATTATGCCGCGCAGCTCGTTTGCGAGCGCCTAACCGGTCAGCCCCAGGACGGCTTCACCAATGCAGCGATGCAGTGGGGGACGGAGACCGAGCCGCAGGCGCGCAACGCCTATTGCTTCCACCGCGACCTCGACGTGAGCGAGTGCGGATTCTTCGATCATCCGAAGATCCAAATGTCAGGCGCCTCGCCAGACGGGTTGATCGGCGATGACGGGCTTCTTGAGCTCAAGTGCCCGAACACCGCAACACACATTGAAACGCTGCTCGGCAGGGCGGCGCCGGCCAAATACGTCCACCAGATGATGTGGCAGATGGCCTGCACCGGCAGAGCATGGTGCGACTTCGCGAGCTTTGATCCCAGGCTACCCGAAAACATGCGGCTGTTAGTCGTTCGCCTTCGCCGCGACGACAATATGATCGCTGAGCTGGAAGCCGAGGTTTCCGCCTTCCTCAAGGAGGTTGACGAAATCGAGGCGCAGCTTCGCGAGCGTTACGACGCCGACCTAGCACAGAAACTCAAAACTTCACTGGAGGCAGCATGAGCAAGCGAATGACAATCGCCACCCCCCGCAAGGGCAAGGACGGCAAGACCTTTTGGACGAACATCGGAACCGCCTGGTTCAACGACAACGGCGGGATCCAACTGGTGTTCGACGCGCTGCCATTGCCGGACGCAGAGGGCCGGTGCGTGGCCAACCTGTTTGAGCCGCGCGAGAAGCTGACGGACACCGCCCCGCGTCGTCAGCCGGCGACTGTCGATCTGGACGATTCCGCGCCCTTCTGATGCTCCGGCGAACCGCCTTGAAAGCCAAGCGGCATCACAAGTCCGCTGAAGCGCGCCGGTTCCATGACTGGGTTGCCGAGCAAGGCTGCCTCGTCAGTGGTGAGGAAGCGACAATCCACCATGTGACGGGATATGCGGACAAGCCTGGGCGGTTCAGCCGCAGCGATTGGCTGGTGGTGCCGCTTGCTCCCCGCTTCCACCAAAAGGTGTTCGATCCGTTCGCGAACGATCCGATTAGTGTCGAGGGCCTGAGCCACCAAGGGTTCTTCGAGAAATACGGCATCGACTTGCTCGCAGAGGCGACGAGGCTAGCCGAGACATGGCTGCGGAGGGCGGCGTGAACGCGATTGTCACAACCGACACCATCGAACGCGCGATCAACGATGCAGAGGATCTGTTCGTCCGCGCAGGCAAAGCCAAGATCGCCGCCGAGGCTGCTGACTTGCGCCGCAAGCGTGTCAGGGCTGCGCTGTTCGTCAAATACAAGGGCGAAGGTCGCGGAGCCGGTGAAAGCGAGCAAATGGCGGAAGCCGACCCGGTTTACGAAGCGGCCTGCGTCGATTGGGAGCTAGCTGCTTACGATGCCGAGGCATTGAGAGCCCAGGCCGAAGCCAAGCGCATGAAGTTCGATGCATGGCGCACCGCCAACGCAACGGAGCGAGCAAGGATGAATCTGCGATGACCGCCCGCCTCAAGAAGATCACCAAACTAACGCCCGAGCAGGAAGCCGAACTTCCGCGCTTCCGCCAGCGCTATCTCGATCTCGCCTGTAACGGCAAGCGGATCGACCGTGAAGCGCTGCAAGCCGCGCTCACGGACGCCTACGCCGTCATCGGCAAGCCCCTGAGCTGGTCCCCGAGCTGGCCCCAGAGCTGGTCCCCGAGCTGCTGGCCCCAGAGCTGGTCCCCGAGCTGCTGGCCCCAGAGCTGGTCCCCGAGCTGCTGGCCCCTGAGCTGGTCCCAGAGCGAATTTTTTAAAACATCTTCTCGCGGTAGCTCGAAGATCTGCTCGTCCCTCGCACCGACGATGCCCTTAGGACATTGCTCACCGAGCGAGACGAATGCGAACGCCGCATAGCCGAGATCGATAGAGAGATGCTTC